TCACTGCTCAGCTTGGTCTTGAGCACCATGTCTGGATCATGCACGATGTCTGCCAACGCGGTTACGGCTGGCGTGACCAGCTCCAGCTCGCGGACACGGGACTCGAGTTCTGCGATGCGCTGGTCCTTCTGCGCCGTCGCCTCACGGAATTGTTGCTCCAAAGCTTGCCTTGCTTCGGAGTATTTTCCTTGCTGCTCAAGTTCGGCTTGTTCGGCTTTACGCTTGAAATCAAGCAGCTCGTCGATGTTGACGCCATCGGGTAGCTTTGGTGATTTCTTGGCTGACCGCAACTCAGCAATTAACTCTTGATTTTTACGCTCTAGCGCTTCAACGCTACGTTGCAGCGCTTCAGTATCACCAGTTGCCGCAGGCTCCTGGATCTGGTTTTCGTCGGACATGCGTATCCCGCAGGGATAGAGTGCGCTCCTACTTTACGCCTTTACGCTTGCGTTTTTTGGCAGTCTTAGCTGCAGCCTTAAATGCAGCAGCAGATGGCCTGCCCTCTTCACCCTTGCGTGCCATGCGCTCTTTGCTGCCACGCTCAATGCGCTCGCGCTTGGCATTGATGTTGGCGTAAAGCCCAGGTTTCTTGGCCATCACTTACGCTTCCTTGCTTTTCCGGCTTTTGACAGCGCGATTGCCACGGCTTGCTTTTGCGGTTTGCCCTTTTTCATCTCGGTCTTGATGTTGGCTGATACTGCAGCCTGTGACTTGCCCTTCTTTAACGGCATCGCGCCACTCAGTTACTGCTGCAAGCTTAGCCATGTCAAGTGTTGCCCAGTATTGGCTGCCATCATCGCGTTGGCATAGCACTGCAGCAATCCAATTGCCGTCAACGCAGACTTCAATAGGATCGCTGACGATCAAGCCATTTTGAAAATGCCTAAGGTTTGGCAGGTCCATACCGTTTGCGTAGCTGGTCTAAGGTTACCTCTGAACCGTCATCACGGACTAACTTTGCAATTGCATCGCGTGGGCCGTATTTATCAGCAAGCCGGTTGAAATACGATACCTTTTCTGGCCCTAGCGCTTCAGCTTGCACGCTGCGTGGTTGCTTGGCTAGCCACTCGCCATAGCTTTGGTTGATTGGCACTTGGCCATCCTTGCTAGCGCGGGTTGCAGTAGTAGATGGCGGCAAGATGTCAGGATCGATGATTGGCACCGTCGTTGACCGGCAGTTGAAATGTTGCGGTGGCATTGGACCTTTGCCGTATTGAAACTCACGGCCATCTAATGCGCGGCAGATTGCGCTGGTGCGGGTGTCAAGCGTGGCGACGTATCGATACCGCTGCGTGATGTCCTGATTGGCTTCATATACCTGCTGGCTGGCGCTGTTGGCCACTTGATTGATGCTGGTGCGCACTAAGGCCATAACTTGGTTGTCGGCCACGGCAGTTGCTTGGCCACCTGCTGCCACGAGTTGCCCTACGGTTTTGGCCCGCTCGCCAAATTGCAGGTTGCCAATCAACCGTTTGGCAATTTCAGGCGTAGTCTCACCTGTCAGCAACCCTTGCCGCACCACCTGCGAAAACCGCTCGGCTTGATCAACGGCAATACCGCGAAACGCTTTGCTGACTACCTCGCCATTAGGCAGTGTGATGGTGGCACCCTGCGCGGCGGTAAGGCTGAATGTTTGCGGTGCGCCTTGCACTGCCGCGAATAGATCATCTGACAATGCGACTACATTAAGTTGCGTTGGATCAGTAGTTACGACTGATTGCGCAAACTGCGGGCTGATTTCAACGGTATTGACTGCTGTGCGCGCACCGGCAGGCAGCGCCTTGCGTAGCTCTTCAGCTACAAATTCAGACTGCAGCTCAGCCAAGCCTTGCAGCTCCAGTGCTGTTAACTCTGTAGCATCACCAGCCCAGCCAGCTAGTGAATCCTTGAGTTGTGCCAAGATGGCACGCAACCTAGCCGCTTTTACTGGCGCAGCAAGATCATCAATGGCGCGCAGCTGATTGACTGCATCAATGATGATGTCGTTATAAGCATTGATCACACGCCGAGCCACACTATTGCTGTAGCGATTCAGGTCAATCGCATTGCGGTATAGCGTAGCTGGCGTTGTCATTGCATGATGCCCAAGTCGGTTGCGCTGTAGCCAGAGCTAATGCTTAAATTTGCGCCATGCCGCAACGCATCGGTTACCACCTCCGCAAATGCGTCATAACCATCTTGGCCGTCTTCCATTAATACGACCTCATCAACCGAATCAGGCTTGCCATCCTTGTACCAGCTGATGCGGATAATTGCCAAGATCTTATCAGGCAACACGCTGACGTGATAATCAAGCTCCTGGCGGCGTGGCCTCTTCGGTTCCATCATTATCATCAATTCCACTAGCCAGTCGGTCAACCTGTCCAGCAGGTTGTAGGTCCATTCCCGCATTAGCCGTGGCCTCCAGTTCTTCATCAACGTCAAAGTCATCGCCTAGGACCTCGCCATCAGACAGTTGCTGCAGCAAGGTTTCTTGGGTGATGGTGCCAGCAGTGTAAAGCTGCAGAAGGCTGGTGATCTCCTGTGGATCCAACCTTGTGCCCATAAAGTCACGATTGACGTAGCAGCTACCAGCGGCTTCATTTTGGCCGAGGTATTGCGCGTGGAACTGCAGGCAGTTGTCGATCATGTCCTGCATATTTTGCGCAATCACCATCATGGTGCTGTCACCTTGACTGCGGTTGATGCGCTTTGCTTCAGCGGTTTCAGCAGTGAGCTTCTGACCTAGCACTGCCGATAGGCCAAGCTCATTGATCTGCAATGCAAGCTGCTCTAGCCGCTGAAATTGATATTGAAAGCTGGTACCACCGGGTTCGATGTACTCGGCGCGGCCTTCTGCGGGGAACGCAATGGCTTCGCCGGGACCAGCTGATACCTCCTCGGCGCTACTGGGAAATCCATACAACGCCAGCATTGGCACCGCTGAAATGTGCAGCTGGTTATCAAGGTCAGACTGGATCTGATAGGTCTTCAGGTTCAGCTCGGCAATATCCTCCAGCGGCGGCCGTGATTCCATAAAGCCGACACGGTTGGCATAGGCAATGCTGAATGGGATCTCACTAAGGCTGGTGCGACCTTCATCCACGATGCGGAAATCGCCCTTGTCATCCTTTTGGTAAATTTGATACTCGCCAGGCGTCAGCACACGCACCTGCTGCACAACGCGTTCGCCATACAATCCATCAGGCACGCTGGCTACTTCTTGCAAGCGCAGCATGGTCAGCTGCTGCTTGCCTTCCTTTGTTTCAGTGCGCCAGCCAAGAATGTCGCGCGGTGTGTAGGTCACCCAATACGGCCTGCCGCCATCAGATGGTGCATCCACCAGCGTGCCGATGTGCCCATAACGCACCATCTTGCGTGCAGTCTCGTAGGTCCATACGTTGAGGTCATTGCCGTTGAGGTCTACATCAAATAACTGTTCACGGATGGTGTCGCTGGTATCAATTAGTCTCACCGGCTTGCGGGTCAACATGCCAGCCAGCAAGCGCTCAAGGCGCTGGTAATACGGCGGCACCACGCTACGCGCAAGGCGGTTGTCGTAAGACTCGTCTTGCTCGCGTGGTTCTTGCGGCAGGTAGCGGCGGTGTTTCCGCCGCATCTCATAAGTCCCGCCCAGCAAGTCTTCAATCAGCACCCAATGTGGCTCTTGCGCGTACCACGATGAGTTGGCATCTTGTACGCGAGTTACCTTGCGCTCAGCCGTAGGGCGATTGTAAAAGTTATAGCCTGAATACATCTGGGGCCGCCTAGTTGGTAACAGTGTAAAGCCACAGGACTGGTCTTACTCAATCCTGCGGCTTTTGCAACCCGACCATGGCCCAACTAGCCGTACCCCATCTGGCCATTCCAGAACTCGTCTCGCCATGCCTGTTCCCGAGAGAACAGTAGGGAGGGCGAACCCTCCGTACTGCCGTCTGCAGTCCTTAACAATGCCAGACCCGAGCTCATCCGACTTCACCTCGCCACAGCTGACCCGACCTGACCAAGCCGTGCCGCATCTACTCTCCAAAGAGAGCAGCAGAGGGAGCCGAAGCCCCCAGTGCTGCCGTCTGCAGCGGTTGCCATGCCGCGCCGAGCCAATCCGTGCCATGCCGAGGCGCACCGCAAACTGATCCGACCATGCCACATCTGGATTCCAAAGAACCCAGCAGAGAGGGCCGAGGCCCTCAGTGCTGAGATCACCCGACATCACCAGATCACGCCTGAATCTGCCGCAACTTGCCGCACCGCACCGCACCGCATCTGGACTTACACCACTTGGATGCCAGTACTGAATCGACCATGCTTGGGTCGCCAGTCGCCTAAGCCAACCAGCTTGCCTGCATCAATGGCGATCTCTTCAATGTCGCGCAGGTTGAGCACATCAGGATCAAAATGCGCAGTAGCAACTAGGCTCCAGTTGCGGAACATCGGGCGCGTGCGCATGACCTTGGCCATGCCAACCTTGACGCCAACCGTATGAGTGAACTCACCGCTAGCAAACATCTCGCTAAGCGTGTCGTCGTTGATCTCAGTGGGCTTGCCCGGAAACTCAAGCGGTGCGTGCTCAGTAAAGAACATGCCGCACTTAGCTTGTGGCCCGCGCTTTGACTTCTTAGCGCCGTTGATGAACACGGCTTCGAGCACGTAGTCGGGGATGACCAGCTCATCACGAAAGCGGTAGAGCCCAGCAAGCCACTCAAGCCTTGCCATCTCGTCGTAATCAGCGTCAGTCTTCTTCCGCTTGCTGCTGACCGCTTTCATCGCCTTGGCGTAGGTATTTCGCGGATCGGCTGTTTGCCCGTTGTGGCACAACAATGGAGACTCGCCCGAAATTGTGATCTGGATCGCATTGAGGTTGGACACGTTGGTTTGCTAATGATGGAACAGAAAGTGATGGCGCTGCGACGCTGACCGATGCCACTTGCTTGCGTGGATCTAACTTGAATCGCTGTTGCCTGACTGAATTGGTAATGCCGTCGTGGCAGATTGAGCACAGGGTCAAAAGATCCGTGATTTGCTCATTGCCAAACGAGGGGTAACGGTAGTCCGGCGGTCCAGCGTTCTTGTGATGCACTTGCAAAGATGACCAGCTCAGTTCTTCCAGTTGCGCAGCAGTAATGCCGCACCCTTGGCAGGTGTGCTGATCGTGCTCCAGGCGCTGCTGACGCTTGCGTTGCCATGATGCTGATCTGTAATACGCCTCCATTTGCGGTATGGTGTGGGTCGATCCGGTTGGATCGTGCTCTGATCATACCACAATCACACCATGGCGCAAGGCACCCGCGTTCAGCTCGTACTCCCGCAGTCAGTTGCGGATCTGCTCAAAGCAAAAGCCAAAGCAGAAGGGCGCACCGTTTCCAGCCTTGGCTCGTATTTGATTGAGTCAGCGCTCAAGCTGCAGTCAGTGTAACGCTGTTGCGGGTTACTTTAATTTCAAACTCATCACCGGGGTTAAAACCCATCTCTTTGACGTACCCTTCGCCAATGGACAGCTTGCCATTGAACTGCACCTTGGTTTTGTAGGTCAAGGTACGACCTGCCTTTTTAGGGCCAGTCAGCGCAATGCCCTTGGCCTCTAGCAGGGCTTCATAAAACGCAGTAAAGCAAAGCTTTTCACCTTTGATGTAACCGCATTCGCGGACCAGTTCGGTTTTGTTAAGGTGCCCAGACTCTTTGACTTTCGACAGTAGTTCAGCGCCGGTCAGCATGAGTGCAGTAAATGGATGGCGGATTTAATATAGCCTGATACCAGTGCTTCGTCCAGCGTTGGCGTGTAGCGGGTTGAACTCACGCCAGATGATGTATCCAAGCGCATCGTTCATGTGGTCGTAACCTGCATCCTTGTCAGGCTCACCTTTCTCGTTATAAGACTGCAGCTCAAGGCACTCGATCACCTTGCGACAACTGCTTGCTATCTGCATCCGGACCTGGCCTTTGCCGTTTTCCAGCAAAGCCTGAACAGCAGCCACGCGATCACGGACGGGAGGATTGCTACGCGGCGATTGATTTGACATGCCATACGACTCAAGGATCTGGATGTCTGTTTGCGCGGCATTGGTGCTGCGGTTGCCGCCGCTGGCGTCAGGGTAAACATAGATGCGATGCGCTGGGTATCTGGATTTGATCGACTGCGCTAGGGCGTCGGTGTCATGCGCACCACTGATCTCATCTACTACTAACAGGCTGCTGCCTTGCCTGATAGCAATGACGGCTGACATGTTGCCAACGTTAAAGTCAACGCCAACCCTGAGCGGTTCGTTGCTGATGTCTGGGATGGTTGCCGGAATATGCTTGCTGCGGTCAAAACGGTCATAAACTTGGCCGGTGGTGAGGTTGACGAACTCGCCGTCTAGGTACGCCTTGAGAAGACTTGGATCGTAGTTTGCCTGCAAGCGTTCGATAAAGTCCGGCGGCAGATGCGGATTGTCTACCGTGCGCATTTTGATCAGATGACGGTCTGCACGCGCTTTGGCATCATCACTGCCAAACGTATTCCACATCCAGCGGAAGCCTTCTGGTGTGCTGGCTGCAGCAAACTGCCTGACATTGCCTGAGCGCAAGCGACCGAGGATTTTAGGGAATGCTTTATTAGCAATGTTGGGCGTTACGGTATCAATTTCATCGCACAAAACCCATGCGAGGTTAAGGCCGATAATGCGTCCGTAATTTTCAAAACTACGACACAAAATTTTTGTATCTCCACCCGGCAGATGTAGCGTATATTCCGGCAATGGTGATGCACGAAAGGTGTATGGAATGTCGTATGCCTCTAGAAAGTTATCAAAGTCGTTCTGCCAAATGTCACGAATCAATGGGCCGGTGGGTTCCATCACTGCACCGATAAACCCTTGATTGGCTGCGGCCAGCATCACAGCTTTTGCGCATAGCGCCCTGGTCTTGCCAGCGCCATACCCGGCAGATATACCAAGGATCTGCGTTGCGGTGTCATCTACAAACGCAAGCTGCCCAGGGTGCAGGTCTGCGCGGATGCGGGTTAGCAAATCGCCAGTGTGCTCCGCCGTTGGCATTTCCATGAAGTTAAGCAGCGGGGCATCATCACAGATGCCAGCAACGATGCTCACGACATTTCAAACCGCAGTAGCCGCGCCTGCTTCTCGATGGCAGTCATCGCAAGGCCTACTTGTCCATTTTCACGCGCGATGCGTTCATAATCTTGCAGCCTTGCAAGTGCAGCTTCCAGCCACTGCGGCCTAGCAATTTCAGCATCAATTGATAATAGTTTGCGAGCTTCGGCCAAGTAATCTCTTACTTGGCGTTCGCTTACATTCCACTTTTCGGAACCGTATTGAACGATTTGGTTATGATTATAGGCACGCAAAAGCAACCCATAGACCTCATTAACACGGGCTTGGATTTCGTCTTTAGTGCTTTTGCGTGCCATGCGATCAGCGTACCTGAACTGGCATTACCAGTGTAAGACCAGGCTCAAATACTACAGGAGTAGTTGAGGTGTTGCCGCTGATCGTAGCAGTATCACCGTCTAGATGCTTGAAGGCATCAATAAGGTAATGCACGTTGAAGGCAAGGGTTGGCAGCGTGCCATCCATGGCGATGGACTCTGAGCCGCTGTTGGCTTCAGCCTCGGCGGCGATGGTGAGCCGCTTGGACTTGGTGGTGAGCTTGACGACGCTGTTGTGGCTGTCGGCGATAACAGCTACACGCTCAAGAGCAGACAGCATTGCAAGGCGGTCTACGACTGCGGTGTGCTCATAGCTGGCGGGGACTAGCGCCTGCACGTTGGGATAGGTGCCATCCAACAGCCGCGAGACGATCATGGTGCCATCGGCAAGGGCGATAGCGGCTTGGTGCTTGTCTGCGGTGATGGTGGCCGGCTGGCGGATCTGCTGCAGGGTGCGAGCGGGTAGCACGAGGTCGAGGTCTGCGGCATCGGTGTCGGCGGTACGCACGGCAAGGCGATGGCCGTCTGTGGCCTCAAGACGCAGAGCACCGCTTGCGATGGTGACATGCACGCCGGTCAGCAGCTGCTTGGACGCATCGGTGGCTGCAGCTGGCAATACGGCCGCCAATGGCGCCGTGAGGTCCACAGCAGCGCCTGCAGCGGCATCCACCACTGGCAATGCAGGGAAATCCTCCGCAGAGGCCACGGAGAGGCTGTAGGAGCCACCTGCAGCGGTCAGCGTGACGCGCGTACCGTCCACGGCCAGCGACAGCGCCTCAGAGGCGTCTAAACGGCCTGTGATGTCCGCCAAGAGCCGATGGGGCACCACGCAAGCGCCAGCGGCGTCTACGGCAGCGGTGATGGCGGTGCTGATGCCAAGGTCGAGGTCGTAGGCGGTGATGCGGACGGCGCCGGCATCAGCGGCGAGCAGCACACCAGCAAGGATCGGATGGCCGGAGCGTCCGGTGCCTACAGCGCGGGATACAGCGCGAAGGGCATGAGACAGGTCGGACTGTGAGCAGGTGAATTTCATTGTGCAGCAGCTTCGGATAAGGCGTTGATGATGGCGTCGCAATCGACTTGAAACGAACCGACGAGTTCGAGAGGGATTGGCTGGCTGTCGTCCTGTGCGTTATCGCGGATGGCATGGGCGTAAGCCAATGCCTGGGTCATGCAGTCATGAAGCCGATTGATCACCGGCGACTGCTTGGCGGGAATGCTGATCGAGTCTTGTGATGACATACGCAACGAGATGCTCAACGTGTCGGTGCGACAGATCACCACGCATGTGGGCAGCGGCACCAGACACGAGGCGATGGTAGTCGGCTGTAGTCAACCGTGCAACCGCACTGCTTAAGGAGCGGTCACGGATGAGTTGGGCGCGGCTGGTGCCTAGCGCTGCAGCTTGCTGATCCAAGGCGGTGAGGTCTTCGGGCTGAAAACGAACTTTGATTTCTTGCATCGGTTCCATGGGCGAGGCCGCAGCATACGTCCAACCAAGGTTTTGGGGTTAGGACGGCGAGATCCCTTGCGGGCCAAGGCTTCTCCTAACCGTCTAACCTCCTAACCTCTAGTAGTAAGTAAGTAAAAGAGGGGTAAGGGGGAGTACGGGGTAACTCTGTAAGGGAAGTGGGTCGGTCCGCTGGTTAGGCGGCTGAGATCCACTGCAGCGCAAGGCGTCTGACCGTCTAGCCGGCATGTTGGCCGTCCAACTGGTAGTACCAGCGCCTCTTGCCGGTCGATTCGCGGCGTTTGGCCCAACCCAGCTCCTTGAGGATCGAGGCCACCTGCATCTGGTCGGCCTTGGACTGGCGCTCCATGGGTTTCTGGATGGCCTTGGCGAGGATCTCCTCAGAGGTCAGCGGCTCGGTGCTGCGGCGTTCAGCGAGGTAGGAAAGGATGGCGGCACGCCATGGCGACTCGATCATGTAGGCATCGTTTTCTTGCTGAACAGCTAGTTCCATGGCTGCAGGAAGGCGGCTGGTTTCACCGTTGCGGTAGGCGTGAACCGCTGCAGACCAGATGGCATCACGCTCCATTAAAAGCATGGCGGTATTGATTTGATCCACTTGTGTTCGAGTTGTGGGTATCACCCAAAAGCGACGGTTGCCGGTTTCATCCACAAGAAACCCAGCGGTTTTATTGGTGGTGCCAACAATGATGCCACGCCTTGGGAATGCTTCAACGGCCTTGCCATATGGCACCCGGAGTAGATCTACTGCTTGGGATAAGAATGCCTTGACTTGTCCAGCGTGCTTGCGATTGGTGATGTGATCAAGCTCTGCCCATTCCATAATCCACGAACGGTGGAGCACCATTACGTCGTCTTTGGTGCTGATGTCACCCAGTGCATCTGAGTAAAACGGGCCACCTAAACACCCCCAGAAGCTGGATTTGTATGCACCTTGATCGCCCATGATCACGCAGGCGGTGTCATGCTTGTAACCAGGATCAAAAGCACGAGCAACAGCGCCGATCAAGGTGCGCTTGAGCATCTCGTCGTAGATCGTGGTCTCACCGCCTTGATCCTCTGGACGAAGGTATGCGGTAGCAAGGCCGTCGATGTAAGCCGGCTGGACGTGCTGCTCGCAATGGGTCAGGTACTCGGTTACGGGGTCGTAGGGGTTCTCGTTGGCGACCTGCACAAGGCAGTCAATAGCCAGCTCCTTGCCGACCTTGTAACCCATCTCTGCCAGCTTCAGGTAAAAGCGATCGGCGCCATCGATGACCTTGCCCTTGATTTCGATCTGCTGGGTGAAGACGTTGTAGCGGATCTCATCGGTCTGGCTGCGCAGCAGGGCTAACAGCTCTGCGGTTTCCAGTTTTTCCGGCTTGTTGATGATCGGCGCCTTGGCATCGCCGTCACCGTCACCTGTCGCCACCCTGCGCTGCGGCTCGCGACGCCGCGGCTGCCAGCCGTCTTTTTTGGCCATGTCGCCAAGGGTGCCAAGGCTGATGCCGGACTTCTTGAAGCTGCGCCACTTGCGCTGGCAATCACTGGGCTTGTGCTTGCCGGATTGCGCTGACCACTGCTCCCAGTCGTCTAGCAAAGCATCGTCGCCAACGCTATGGAGCGCCATGCCAACGGCTAGCCAGTCGTCGTAGTCATCAGCGCGACTGCTGGCTAGGGCGTCGAGGTAAGAACGCGCCCTGGTGGCATCGTCGGCACCATTTATCACTGGCGGCAAGACCACCGGCTCAGCTACTGGCTTGAGCATCCGCTCGATTAGGCAAAGCGGCGCCTCGGCTAGGTCGAGATCTTCGGGGCTGTATTTGGCCACCCAGCGGTAGCCGCTGGTGGCTGGGTGCGCGCCGGCTACAACGGACTGGCAGCCGGTCCAACGAAGTTCCACCTGCTCCGGTTTGCCGTCGGAGTCGGTGACACCTGACTTGTACTTGCGTGTGGCAATCCCATGCCAATACTCCTCTGGGACGCGGTAGATGACCTGAAACCTGCCGTCACGACCGGAGGTAACAGTCCACGAGCGCGGCAACGACGACATAGGGCAACCCCAGTCGCGAAGGATGGTGCTAGCGCTGCGGCCGTCGTGATCCAGGAACAGCAAGCCACCAGATGGCACGCCACAGCACACGCCAATCGCACGAGCGCGACCGGAATCAAGCTCGGCCTGCAGGTTGGCTTTATCTAGTGGGTTGTCCTGCCACTTGAGTTGATATGGCCGCTTTTGGCCATCGACAGCAACGTATCCCCACCCATCGGGCAGGCGGTTTAACTCATCGCGCAAGTTCACTCGGACTCCTGGGCGCGGCGCATGGCTTCCTCAACCACAAGGCGGATCACTGCGCTGCGGGACAGGCCAGCAGCACGCCGCCGGTCTAACCACTGCACCTGTTGCGGCGTAAACAAAACTGAGATGGGGTGCACGGTCTCGGCTGAAAGCTTGCCAAGCTTAGCCAAAGTCGCTAAGGTTGCAAGGCACCTCACGGCTGCGCCTGCTTGTGAACCCTATTTACCGAATCACCTACCAACGCCCCTGGGGCAAATGCGTGGTTAACACCGCTCAATTTGCTACTGAGGCAGAATTGCGGATTGGCTTTGCCAAATCATACAAAGGTTGCGATCTTCTTGAAATCGAAGATGTAACAAAAGAGTATTTGCCCAACTCATGAGCAGAACCTATTTAGAGCAAAATGTTTACGATGCAGCCATAGAGCGGCTGGATTTTATCTTTGCTCACTTTACCCGCATTTACGTCTCCTTTTCTGGCGGCAAAGATAGCGGAGTTCTCCTAAATCTTGTTTGCGACTACGTGCGAGAGCGCAAGCTGCCGATCAAAATTGGCGTTCAGATTATGGATAACGAGGCCAACTACACCCATAGCGAGGAGTTCATGCATCGCATCCTCCAAGCCAACCGGGACATCCTTGACATTTATTGGTGCTGCCTGCCCATCACCCTGCCTTGCACCGTTTCCTCCTACGAAATTGACTGGCAGTGCTGGGGCGAAGCCGACCGTCACCGCTGGATTCGCCCCATGTCGCAGCAGGATTACATCGTCAATCTCCAAAACCATCCCTTTGGCGACCTGTTCATCGAGAACATGGACTATGCCACGTTCTGGGATATGTTCGCAGAGTGGTACAGCCAAGGCCAGCCATGCGCCAACCTGATTGGCATTCGCACTGTTGAATCACTGAACCGGTTCAGGGCAATCCTGAATCAAGACAAAGAGACCATACTTGGCCGCATGTGGACCAAGAAAAACACGGCGCATACCTACAACTGCTATCCGATCTATGACTGGCGTACAGAGGACATCTGGACCGCTAACGCCAAATTTGGATGGGATTACAACAACCTTTATGACGTGTTTTACATGGCTGGCATTCCCATCAAAAAGATGCGGGTTGCCTCTCCGTTTATGTCAGAGTCCAAATCCAGTCTTGCTATGTATCGGGTGATCGACCCGCAGGTCTGGGCGAGGCTTTGCGCGAGAGTTGGCGGTGCCAACTTCATGGCTACCTATGGCAAACAGCTTGATTACAAATCCTTTAAGCTGCCCGCGGGCCACACTTGGAAGTCCTTTGTGAAGTTCCTGTTGGCCACCTTGCCGGATCAGTCAAGCGCAAATTTTAAGCAGCGCTTCATCCAGTCAATCCGCTATTGGGGCAGGGTGGGGCGCGGTCTTCCTGATGCCATTATTGAAGCTCTTGGCCGTATTGGCATTCGCTTTTACATCAATGGCACCACGCGCCACGGCGGCAACAATTTGCGCCGCGTAGTGATCAAGGTGCCGCCTGACCACCTTGATGATCTGCCATGCCACAACAGCATGGTCACATCTTGGAAGAGGTTTGATATCACAATGCTCAAGAACGACCACACTTGCAAATACTTGGGGCTGGCGCCAACGCAAGAGCAGCAGCGCCGCCAGAGATCAATCCAACGCAAGTACAGCCAAGTCCTCAACCGTTCCGCCAAATGAAGATCCTGAACGCCGCACAACTTCCTGATGACCGCGTTGTGCAATGCCCACGTGGTGGTTTCACCAGTCATCGGCTTGTCGTCGAAACCGACGGCATGGGCTACAGCATGACTAAAACCGTTATTCACCCTGGCAAGCCGCACCGCTGGCACTATCAACACCACCTTGAAACGTGCTACTGCGTCAGCGGCAAAGGTCGGCTGATCAATGAAACCACGCAAGAAATTATCGCGATTGGCCCTGACGTGACCTACCTGCTTGACAAGCACGATGCTCACACGTTTGAGGCCTTAGAGCCCACCACGTTGATCTGTGTATTCAACCCACCCCTTAAAGGCAATGAACTCCATGACGAGAACGACTCTTACCCTTGGCGATCCCCGGTCTACTCTGTTCGCAGTATTCCTATTGAGAAAGTTACCGCCAACGATTACAACCCCAACTCTGTGGCGCCGCCTGAAATGGCACTACTCGAAACATCCATCTGGGAAGATGGTTACACGCAACCTGTCGTTGTCGTGCATGATGCCGAGCGTGACCTTTATGTGGTCGTTGACGGTTTTCACCGATACCTGACGCTAAAAAACAGCCAACGCATCCGTGAACGCGAAGGTGGCCGCTTGCCAGTGGTTGTACTCCGCAAGGAACTCCATGACCGCATGGCGTCAACCATCCGCCACAACCGCGCTCGTGGTTCACACAACATTGAACTGATGAGCGTAATCGTTGCCGAATTGATCGAGATGGGCAAAGGTGATGCATGGATTTGCAAGCACATTGGCATGAGCCCTGATGAGCTGTTGCGCCTGAAACAGGTGACTGGCCTAGCCTCGCTATTCCTTGGCAAGGATTTCAGCAAGGCATGGGACGTTGAGCAGATCGACAACATTACAGAGGATCTCGAACGTGAAGCTCAAGAGGATTTGGTTGCCCATTGATGCCTGGGAAGAGATCGGCCACAACATGTGGGGCGATGTGCCAAATCGACGCATTGCCCTATATCGCGCACAAATCTTTACCGGCAATCACCGCCTTTACGGGCGCTACATGCAACGGGTCACCGTGGAGTGGCCCAATAGCTGCATCAATGCACTGACTGACTACAGCCTCAACCGTAAAGCATGGATCGGGCACGCAGCTTGCGCGCTGGCCCTTCGATGCCCTGAAGACATCACCAGACAAGCATGGGGACTTTTGACGGATGAACAACGGACATTGGCGAACCGCCAAGCAAGCGGAGCCATTCAATCCTGGGAGATGCGCTACAGAGCGAGTCTCGGAATACGTGCGCACGTGGAAAGCCCGTTGTTATTCGCACGAGATTCCAGGTGAGGTGCCGGCCAAAGTAGCTGCGTCAGGCCGCGCGCCGTCATGGCGAGCTGTCGCCATTGCCTTGCTGCAGAACGATCTGCACCTTTACCAGCTGGGCTATGCGCGGCCTGCATACGAGCGACAACGCCGTGCCGTGACTATGGCTCAAATTGCCATGCACGGAACACCTGCAGATGGCGCGCAATTGGAGTTGCCTCTATGAACCTCCGCCCCTACCAAACCGAGCTAGTAACCGCCATCCGCCTGCAGTACCAACTAGGGCGCCGCAAGGTGCTGGCAGTGCTGCCTACTGGTGGTGGCAAGACGGTGATCTTTAGCCACATTGCCCAATCCGCCGCCCGCAAGGGCAACCGCGTGCTGATCGCCGTTCACCGTCAAGAACTGCTGGATCAAGCCTGCCGTTCACTGCCGATGCCGCATGGCGTGATTGCCGCCAATCGCGGCATGGATCTAAGCCATGCAGTGCAGGTTGCCAGCGTGCAGACGCTTGCCCGCAGGCTCCACAAGCTGCCGCGTGACTTTTTTCAGCTTGTCATCATCGACGAAGCGCACCACAGCAATGCCGGCACCTGGGCCAAAACGCTGGAGCATTTCCAGTCATCCCACTTGCTGGGCGTCACCGCGACTCCGATCCGCCTCGACGGCCGCGGCCTTGGCGAGCACTACCAAACCATGGTGGAAGGCCCCAGCGCTGCCTGGCTAACCGACAACGGATACCTAGCTGCTGCCAAGGTGCTAGCGCCACCGGGCTTTGACACCACCGGCCTACGCAAGCGGATGGGTGATTTCGACACCAAAGAGGCCGAGCACCGTGTCGGCACGATCATGGGCGACTGTCTGAGCCACTACCGCAAGCACCTATCGGGCCAGACTGCAATCGCGTTCTGCTGCTCAGTGGCCCACGCGGAGGCCGTGGCTTCTCTCTTCCAGTGCAACGGCATCCCAGCCGCAAGTATTGACGGCACCATGACCAGCGAGCAGCGGCGTGACCTGCTGCAGGCGCTAGGTGCTGGCCGGATACGCATCCTCACCTCCTGCGCACTAATTGGTGAGGGCGTCGATGTCCCATCAGTCGGCGGCTGCATCCTGCTCAGGCCCACTGCATCTACCAGCCTGCACTTGCAGATGATCGGCCGGTGCCTGCGGCCATCACCGGGCAAGGCTGCAGCAGTGGTGCTGGATCACGTCGGCAATACGCTGCGCCTTGGCCATCACCTCGAGCCGCGTGAGTGGACGCTAGACGGTCTTAAAAAGCGCGACCGCGAGGCAGCGCCCAGCGTCAAGGTCTGCCCCAGCTGCTTTGCCGCCATGGCCAGCCAGGCCAAGCAATGCTTGGAATGTGGGCATCGCTTTGCGCCAGAGGCACGCGAGCTGCAGCAGGTGGATGGGGAGTTGGTTGAGGTTCAATCAGGCAGGCTAAAAATTGGTGATAAGGTTGAGCGATTAATAAATGGCCAATGGCGTGGAGGATTCGTTGTAACAGGTTTTGATGAAAGCGATTTATGCGAATGGATAGGGAGAATGGCTACTGTTAGATGTGATGTTGCGTCTGCTGGACTGAAAGCTGGAGATCATTCTTTTGTGCCATTTGATTGCGTGCGCATTGACAGCAGCGGATGGCGCCGCGAGCAACGCACCGCCCAATCCCTCGACGACCTACGCCAACTAGCGCAGCAACGCGGCTACAAGCGAGGATGGGCTGAGAGGGTCTATCAGGCTAGGTTGCTCAAGAGGCATGGCGGATGATGACACACATCTTTTCCTGTGGCGGCGGCGTTCAATCCACCGCCTGCCTGGTGCTAGCCGCTCAAGGCCGCATACCATATCGCACTTTTGTGTTTGCCAATGTTGGCAATCAAGCTGAATCGCCTGACACTATTGAATACATTGCAAAAGTGCTTAAGCCATACGCTGCCAAACACAGCATTGAATGGGTTGACTTGCAACGCAGGCGGCGAAATGGCACTCCAGTAGACCTTTACGATCATTTGCATCGTCCCATTCGATCCATAGACATTCCGGTGCGGATGGCCAATGGAGCACCAGGTAACCGCAACTGCACAGTGGAGTTCAAGATCAAACCCATTGCGCGATGGATCAAACGCAACGCACCGAACTGCGTCCTTGGCAAAGGGATCAGCACTGATGAGCCACACCGCGCCACACCAAGCCGCGAATCTGATGGCTACACCAGCGCTTACCCGTTGATTGAGCTGGGACTTAGCCGTCAGGATTGTTTGCGCTTGGTGGCGGAAGCCGGCCTGCCTCAGCCGCCCAAATCATCGTGTTGGTTCTGCCCATACAAAACCACCGACCAATGGATCACGATGAGGCAAGAACGGCCAGAGCTATTTGAGCGTGTGGTTCAGCTTGAAGAAATGCTGAACGCCAAGCGCGCCGCCATCGGCAAGGATCAGGTTTTCATAAGTGGACGATGCAAGCCGCTATCCGTTGCAATCCCAGATCAGCTTGGGTTGTTTCCATCTTGGGTGGACGAGCAAGATGGATGCGAGTCTGGCTATTGCATGACGTGACCGAGCAGCAAATCCAGCAGCACATCCGCATCGCCTGCAGCAACGGTGACACGCGCCTGTTCCGCAATAACACAGGAACGCTCAAGGACGCCAATGGCCGCCCGGTTCAGTTCGGTCTGTGCAAGGGCAGCGCTGATCTGATTGGCTGGCGCACGGTGACTGTTACGCCAGAGATGGTCGGCACCACCGTGGCCGTCTTCACCTCTATAGAGGTCAAGACCGCAACCGGCCGGCTCCGGCCTGAGCAGCAGCAATGGCTAGACGCGGTGCGAGCCGCTGGTGGCATTGCCGGTGTGGCGCGGTCGGTTAGCGATGCAGAGGCATTGTTAAGAGATCTTGCACAAGGCTGACCAAGGCGGTGCATGGTGTACAGTGGCATCACGAGGGAAGGGGATCCGCCACCTCGTTAAAAACGCGGCCAGGGGGAACAGAGCACACGACCCCGCAATCGAGCTCAACAGGGCCTAAATAAGCCCGCACCGCCGGTTGGCCCGGCACACACCCCAACCCGAGAACCATGACGACTACGACACTTGCACTGATCGCAGCGCTGCTACTCCTGCCGATCATCATCCTGCTGTGGGCCACTGAGTCCACCGAGCAACGCGTCAAGCGCCTGCGCAGCTACGGCTGGACGCAACGCCGCATTGCCGACCACATGGGCATCAGCCGCAGCCGTGTGCAACGCATTGTGACTGCCCACGGCTGAGCGGGGCGGCGCATGGTGTAGGATTTGGGGACAGGAGGCGAGAGCTTCCACCCCAAACCGAGAACCATGGCCATCCTCGAAACTATCGCCCAGATCGACGCCCAGTTCGAGCCCGATCCTACGGCGACAATCGACGCTATCGGCACCCTAGCCGATGGCCGTACCGTGGACCTGTTTATCTATAACAAGTGTGAGGGCGAGGGGCCTGAGGTTCAGCCAGGCGCATCCTTCCTGCCCTACGGCGGGATCTACTACAATCCCTGGCCACTGGTGAGCATCCGGGAGGCCTGACCCCCACGCGGCCAGCCGGAGCCGCACCCAATCCGGCCTTCACCCAACTCGAGAACCATGATCAAGACCATCGACCGACTCGCAATGCTGGTGATCATCTTTGGCATTGCTGCCATGGCATATGACACTGGCAAGCAGCAGGTACAGGCTCACCACGCTTGCCAAGAGCAGCTGAAGCCATGACCGTCAACGATACCTACTGGACGTTGCAGACGGCTATCCACCACGGCGGCGGTTTTTACCGCCGCTTGGCTGAGGCGACACTGCACGCCGATCCAGACAACAAGCAGCGCGTACTGCTTGCATTTCCAGAGCTGCAGCAGTGCTACGGCCCACAGACGCACCTGCATCGCCAGCTGAGGGCAGCATGATCAGCAACGCTGAATATCACGCTGACCCAGCTGTTAGCGCTAGCCATCTGCACGCCGTCGCCGCCAGTCCATACCACTACTGGGCGCGGTATCTCAACCCGCAGCGGCCGTCATCGGTACCGACCGCAGCGATGAAGTTAGGCAGCTTGACGCATTGCGCTGTACTTGAGCCAGACGAGCTAGCCACGCGTTATGCCGTCTGCCTGCCGCGTAATACCAAAGCCGGTAAAGAGATGGCCGCCGAGATGGAAGCATCTGGCAT